GTCTGTCATCTTGCCGGCGGCGCTGGCCACCTCGGTCACCCGCCGGCCCCATCCCTTGCCGAACGTATCCCAGGTCGGCAGCGCCTGGAGGAACTCCAGCCGCCTAGCTTGATACCGGGCCACGATCTCTTCAGCAGGCATGGCCAAGACGGCCCGCAGCGTGCCAGGCCCGATCACCCCGTCATCATCGGCGCCGACCACCTGCTGCAGGAACTTGACCGCACGGCCTGGCCCCGAGTTGATGCCGCAGTCGAACACGCAATAGTCGACGCCGGCCGGCAGGTCGTCGCCCCGCACCCGATCCCAATACCGAGTCTTGTAGAGCGGCGCCACCATCTCAGGCGTCAGGCTGCGCATCTCGGCCTCGTCGACCGGTCGCTTGACCCATTCTTCCCAGACGCGCTTGGTGACGCCCAGGTTGGTCATGCCGCCAGGATCGCTCGGATGGTTGACGTAGCCGCCCTCATGGTGCAGCACTGCCGCCAGCGCGGAGTCGAAGTTCTCTTTCATTTCTTCGCTTTCATATCGATGATCTTCTCGAGCGTGCGGCCACCAAAATAGAACGACATGATCAACATGCCCCACTGGCCAAGCAACTCGACGTAAGCCTGGTTCGTATCCATCTTGAACGCGCTCATCATCGCGAAGGTGAAGTACCCGGCGAGAATAGCGATCAGCGTCATCGGCCTGATGTTCTTCGACAGCCAGGAGTCGCTGGCCATGTCGGCCTTCAGCCTGTCGGTCAGATTGTTCTGCTCGATCTCGAAGAGCTTGGTCTCGTTGGCCATCTTCTGGAGCTCGCCGTTCTGCTCCAGCTGCGCGAGCTCTGCCTTCGCCTTCGCGGCTGCAGCCGGGTCAGGCAGCACCCGGTCTAGGATCTTGCTGCCTACTTCAAGCAGTGGGCCGAGGGGTAGCATCATCGTCCTTTTTGGTCAGGATATTGGCTGCAGCATAGGCACCCTTGCGCCCGACGATGCCGCCGACCGCGCCGATACACAACAACATCACGTCCTTGAGAATCGCCAGGAAGGCCTGGTCGATCGGGCTGATCTTCTCCATGTCGTGCTCGACAAACATCACGCCCAGGATAATGCCGACCACACTGGTCACCAGGATCCCGGTGAGCGATAAGACGATCACCGCCCAGACACGCACCTCGATCTCTTCCGTCGTCATCTTCATCGGCTTAACTCCGCAAGCGTTGCCATCAACAACACCAGAAAGATCATCAGGAACATCAACCATTTCATTGGTTCGCCTGATACCACGACCAGATGTAACTGACCGAGTGATAGGAGATGATGCCGCCGATCCCGAGCACCACGGCCAGCAGCATCCGCTCCTTGCGTTGCTTCAGCTTCAGTGCCGCATCCTCCTCGGCCTTCTTTTTCGCCGCCAGTTCCGCAGCTTTTCGTTGTTGGATAATTGCGTTCCGTTCTCTTTGAATCTCTTCCCAGATGTCTGACTGTCCTGACCAGATCAGGTATTGCTTCAACTCGTCGGTCATGTCGCGGATCTTTTTGGCCGCGATGACAGACTCGAGCGCCTCGGACATGGCGCTCTTTTGCTTCTCTTCTGGCAGTTTGGCGCGCTCTTCGGTGCTGGCTTTCTGGATCTGATCCTGCGCGTCGAACAGCGACATGAACTCGCCCAGGCACTCCTTGGCGTCTTTGCCTACTTGAATCGCCTGCTTGATGCCGGCGACCGCAGCCTGGGCAGCTGCGAGTGCAACCGCGATCTCGACCATTTCAAGCCTTCAGCACCAGCGAGAGCAGCAGCAGGATGATCGCGCCAGCAGCGCCGATCAGAATGTGCTCGATGCGCTTGAGCCTGGCGTTGATGCCGTCATACCTGATTGAGCACACTTCTTCATGCGTCATCAGTCGAGCCTCCACTTCGTTTGCTGTTGTCATCGTTTACCTCAATTAAGGCGGCGGTGCATTGATAGTCGCGTATGGGATTATCTGAAACTCAATCCAATTTCGTTCATCAGCAGTGACTGACGATGGGTTGAGACGATAGGCCTGAAGGATGTCTGAATCAGCAGAAGAGAGTTCAGGGAAAAAACTATTGTCGATATTCCCTAACGCCCTGCCATCAACATAAGTACTCCAATAGAAAACATTAGCCAATGGTGTCCCAACGATAGCTTTGATCAAAGAAACTATTGTTGGCGACGTGATGACATACAGGTCAGCAGTGTCGTGAACCTTGTCCCACTGAGCATTTCGGTAGACATGGATATCCTGCACCTGTTTCCATGAGGCTGATGCTTCATTGTAAGTGTATGCAACGATGACCTCCTTCCAGGTGCCACCGTTGTAAACCGACATCCTCACGATGACACCCGCAGCCAAAGGGCGCCATTGGATGCAGACCCGCTCGGCGCTGACGTGCTGATGGTCACTGGCACCGCATACGCCAGTTGGTTGGTGCTGATGACCGTGATCTCATCGTTCAACGTCAAAGCTGACACCGTTATGGTGGTGCCATTGGTTGCCGTGAACTCTGCAGTGTGGAGTAAGGATCCATTGATGTACACCTGCACACTGCCGACAATGTAATTCGTTGTGATCGTTGTCTGTCCAGAAGTGGCCAGCGCTCGATAGATCGTGTAAGTGCCAGCGCCAATGTTTACCCAGCCGCCTGCTGTGTACACACGAATGACCGCGCTGACGCTGTTGTAGTACAGGTCGCCAGCGACACGCGCTGTGCCATCCGGCCTGGTGGTCGGATCGCTGGTGGCGCTGCCGTAGTAAATCGTATTCGGTGCGCCGGCTGATGCGGTCGGGTTGCCGTTGACATCGAATGACAGATACTTGTTCGCCCTGCTGGTACGGCCGGGCAGCGTCATGTTGATGCTAGTTGGATCTGTCTGCGGCGCCTGCATCGCTCGACCGAGACCCTCGGCATTCTGCTGCGCGAAGATCGTCTGCTGGTCGAGCTCGTCGTTCAGCGTGTTGGCGAAAAAATCACCGCCGGTCACGAAGTCAGTGGTGCGGCTGATCGTCCTGTTGCCGACGATCGCGATCTGGGTGGCGCCTGTTGGCGTCGCAGTCAACGTCACAAACCCGGTTCCATTGGCGTTGATCGTGACCGTGTAGTTCGTGGTCAGCGTCAGTAGCGTGTCGTCGCGATAGACCGCGATGTCGGTCGCGGCCAGGATCTCGAACGTGAAATTGTACGGGCCGGTGCCGCTTGCCGCGTAGACCACACGTCTGGTTACGTTGTTGATTGGGACGCCCATCGCTTAGTCCTTAATGGTTACTTGACGTAATTGCCTAGCCTGGCCTGGCGCCGTTGCGCTGCCTCGACGCGCCGCTCTATCGCCGGCCCGAATTTGCTGTTCACCAACAGATCCTGCTGCGCTGCTTTGACGAAGGTGCTGTACACGTCGCGGATATTGTTCTGCTGCACGTTGCGATCATCATCCAAGAATCCGGGCGTGTTATACCGTTCGACGATTGCATCTTTGAGACGCTTGCCGGTGCCATCATTCAGCCGGCCCAGCTGCTTCATCATGTAGGAGTATTCCTCGACCTCCAGCTTGATGTTCACGCCACCGAGCTCGAGGTTCATGTCGGGCTTCTTAATCGGCAGGCCCAGGCTGATCACGATCTTGTCAGCCGCCCGCTGCTGCGTGGTGCTGTAGCGCACGCCACTCATCGAGGCCAGCCACGGGTTGGCCGGATCGACATCGGTCATCACCTCGCCCAGGTAGTCGTACTGCGGTGGCAGCGACTCACTGAGCACCGGCGTCCTGGCGATGCTGCGGTTCAGACCTTCGTAGAAACCCTTGATCACGGTCGGCACGTTCTGTGACTCTGCAGTCATGCGCTTCACCGGATCGTAGCCGCGCTCGATCATCGCCCTGGCGCTTGAGAAGATCCCGACCGGCGAACCCTCGACCGTGTACTGAGCAGCAGTGCCGGCCAGGCCGTCGAGCGCATTCTTGAAAGCCTGCTTCGGATTCGGGATCGTGGAACTGAATGCGCCAGCGATCGAACTGATGCCCTGCACAAACGGCATCTGTCCGACGTAGCCATAGAGACCCCAGGCGGCACCGAGAAGAACCTCGCCGACCAGATCCTGGTTGTCCTCATAGCGGGCATATTCGACTGCGTCAGCAACCATTGCCATCGGTGCGCCGATCGGGTCGATGCCCCGGAAGGGAACGTACAGCCGGCCATCCTTGCCGACAGACGGATCGATCCGCATCCCGCGCAGGTAGCCGACGAAGTCCTGATCCCATTCGCCTTTCTGGAAGACGAAAGAGTAGGGGCGCCAGCCGCTGTCCAGGTAGACCTTGCGCAGGTTGTTGTCGCCAGGCCCGCCGCCGGTGATCCGGCCATCGGCGACGTAGCTGCCAGCGCCCATCATGATCGCCGTGCCCATGCCCCACTTGGCCATCGCGAGCTCGCGCTGTGCGCCGCCTGCAGCGAAGTCCTGCCGGAACTGCTTGGACATCGGGGCGAAGGCGCTGTGCTGCATCCCCTCGCTCACCACCCAGATCGGCGTCTTCACGAACGGCATCACGATCCGGCCCAGCAGATTGTCCTGCGCGAGCTCTTGGATGCGTGCCGCGCTGCCGGTCAGCTTGCGGCTGAACGTGATCATGTGGCTGAAGTCTTGCGCCAGGGCATCGAGCTCTGCAGGTGGATCTGAGAGGATCTCGCCCATGCGCTTCAAACCCAGCTGCTCGGCCTGCTCTCGCGTGGCGCCGCCTTCGATTGCCGCCCGCTTGGCCTGTTGCTCGGCACGATAGGCCTGGGCATAGAGCTCGGCCCGGTAGCCCATCGTCTTGAAGACCTCGTCCATTGCCATGATCGGGCGACCGCCCAGCAGCGTGACGAAGTTGGCGTAAGCATTGATGCCCTTAACCAGCGCCTCGGTTTCGATGCCGTAGTCCTTCGCATCGAAGATATGGTACTGGCCTTCGAGCTTCTTGCCGGCGTCACTGATGAGCTCGCTACCCGCCCGCATCTCGCGGGTCGTCCCGGTAAGGAGCGCCGTGCCGGCCAGGCTGAATCCCTCGCGAATCGAATGCACCATGCCGGCCACCATTGCCGCAGACTCGCCGAGCTCAACCTCCGCGCTCATGCCGACCGCCCGCTTGGCAGATCCACCCAGACCGGCCAGCGCCCTGGTGGCCACCGAGCTCGCCAGGAAGGTGGTGTTGCTGGTCAGGTTGACGACATGCGTGCCGATGCCTGACAGCAGGCCATTCTTCCAGGTTCGATCCCACAGATCCGCGATCAGGCCCACCTTGCTGGCCTTGTTCAGCAGACCTTCGCGGGCGCCTTCGTCCTGCAGCTGCACGAACTTCTCGACCAGGATCTTGAGCTCTGGCGCGACCTTCGGATCGGCCAGCATCTGCTTCATCTCGGCATCGCCTGGCGCCGGGATCTTCGCGCCCGATGCGTCAGCCAGGATGTCGGCAGCACGCTCGCCAGTTACCTGCAGCCGACCGACCGCAGTGGCCTGCGCGGCACGGGTACGCGACAGAACATACGCCTCGTTGACCTGGTTCTGCAGGCTCAAGCGATAGAGCAGCTGCGCCTGCAGGTCAGCGTCGTCAGGGTTCAGGTAGGAGCGACGCGCCAGTTCGTAGAAGTCCTTGGCATTCTGGTAGCTGGCCAGCCGCAGCCGCACCATGTCGACCGGTAGCTTGCCGTATTGCTCCTTCATGACCTGCAGGTCGCCCAGCAGATTGCCGTCAAACCCCTGGCGCTTGGCCTCGGCGAGCGTCTGCTCCCAGGTCAGGCGCTCAACTTGCAGCCCGCTCGACTTCGCCAGCGTCTCGACCGTCTGCTTGAAGTCGTCAGGCCCGTCGATCCGGTTCAGGTTGATCAGGGTCTGAGGCGGGACGCCGGCAACGGGCGCCGCTTCAATCGTTGCTTCGATCTTCTGCAGCTGCTGCGGCAGATCGCCGATTGCGGGCTGCGGAGCGGATACCTGCGGGAGGGCCGTACCGGGCGCAGGAGGCGCTGCCGTGGTGCCAGGAGGGATAGATGTAGGGTTAGGCTCGACAGGCGCCTGGATCGCCTTCTTTGCAGCCTTGCCTTCGCTGACTAGCTTGGCACCACCAACGATGATGTCGCGAAGCCCAGCGACCTGCACGACATTGTCGTCGGCAGTGTGCGCTGGCTCGAACGCGGTGATCGGCTCGTCAGGCTCTGAGCTTGCCACCCGCTCCGGCAGGATCTTGCTGAGTCGTTCTTCGACCGGCTGGTTGCTGATGGCCATTACTGCGCTCCCCTAGCGGGAGCTTGGCCCCCAGTTACTTGGCCGGTTTGGCTGGCTTTTGCTTTTGAACCAGTTGCTCTGGCTTTGGCTGCGCCGCTTGCTGCGCCGGTTCCTGAGAGCTCGCGCTCGAAGAGCGTCTCAAGTTCGCGCCGTAAAGGATCGAAGTCGGCTGCGGAGCGTCCGAGACCGAGGTCTGCCAACCTTCCCAAGTATGCTTGCCCATTTTTGTCTTTCGTCCAGTCGTTGCGGGCTTTGATCAAATCTGCTTCGTAGCCCTTTGTTTTAATATCATAGTCCAATTTCGTCAGCATCGCATCTATTTGCCCGCCAGGTTTTAACGCATCCTGCACGCTATTCATGCGACCTGCACCACCCTTATCAACAAGCACCCGAATGCCCACCTTGCCTTCTGCAGTCCTGATTGGCTGATATCCAACAAACAGTCCAGTCGGATCTGCTGCCATGACCTTCGACCAAAAGTCCCTCAACCCGGCATTGTTCGATAGGTTAGTGCTGCCATCTTCAATGAAGTCGATCGCAATAGCTTTGGGGTTCTGCGTCATCCCTTTGATGTTATTGACCCACACTTCTGTTTGTTGCAGCAGGTAGCCAAGTAGGTTGGCCGTCATCTCAGACCCCTGCTTGGTGGCTAGCGCCTGGGCAACTGTTGCTGGGTTTTGATAAGTCTCCCAACCCCCAGTGCCATGCACCGTGCCGGTAACATCAATGCCTGTCATCCGACTGGCTTGCTGTATAGCTTTGGCGGTGACCGTTTCGGTTATCTTGGCCTGCCTATCTTGCGGCAGTGCGGCAAATTGAGCGCCATACTTTTGCGCCCACGGCGAACCTTCGCCTGGTGCAACCTCCATCGATATCCTGCGCAGGTTGCGCTCAAGAGCAGTCGTCGTGTCTTCTGCCGCGTTTGCCGTCAGCTTGGTCATTGACATCCAACCAATCGCTTGCACTTCGTGCGGCTTCCAATCGTTGCGGCCTTGCCATCCAGTGTCATTCAAATGCTGGGTAAGAGCTCGACCAAAGTCTGCGCGATTCTCGTATTGCGTATCAGTTGGCCCAGCTTGAAAGTCTGTCTTGATAGCGTCTCGGTCGACTCGGTATCCGATGCGCTCAAGGTGATTGATCAGAATCGGATCAACCAACCCAGTGTCGCGAGCGGTATGGATGTCAACGACAAACGGGGCGCCGCCAACCTGGTTCCCGCCGTAATAACCTCGTGACGTACTGCCTTCTGCCGAATCGACAAAGTCTGCGATCTTCGGCCCGACTCCCTCGGTGATCGGCTCGTTTCTCAATGCCCGCCTTGCCGCAACAGTGGCGCCAGGCAACCCCCCTGCACGCATCGCTTCTTCTGGCACACCGCGAGCAAACTGCTCGGCTTGTAACAGCACATTGTTGAACGCGCCATCCACGCCAATGTTCTGATTTGCCACCAACCAAGCACGCATGTATGCGTCTGCTTTCGGCGCATCGTTGTTGGTGTACTTCAGGAACATGTCTCGAACGTCAGCGTACCAATTCGCATACTGGCTAATCTCATTGGGCGTCAACATTGATTCTGTGCGTGCGACCCAATCCTGGGGCGTAATATTGCCCACCGCGAATGGCGGCAGATTACTCCCTTCTGGGGGCTCAATTACGGTGCGATCATTCTTTGGCCCACCAGGCAATGGCTTACCATCGTTTTGTAGCGCCACCAGGCGCTGAGTTTTTAACCTTGCCCGGTTAGCGGTATCAGCCTCTGGAAAGGTAAGGCCTTGGCGAGGTGTTGCTCGCCCACCTGCAGGTGCCGCCTCAAGCAACAATCCCTGTTTACGGAGGAAGTCTTCGGCAAGCCTTCCAGCGGTCGGCCCGAGCTCTTTACCGACCTCGACCGCAGCGCGGCCTGTAGCCTTGCCGATTTCAGTTGCAGTCTTGCCGGCGCCGAATAGTTCACCGACTGTCTCGGATACCTTCGCGCCTTCTCGCCGCATCTGGTCGGTCTCGCCCGCGGGAACCAGCGGGATGCCAAGCGTATCGTCCAAGAACTTCCTAACATCGTCGGTTGTCGGCAGGATCGTCTTGCCCTGGGTGCCGCGCAGGAATGCGTCGAGCCGGCCCTCGCCAGCCTGCGGGCTCACTGCGGCTGCAATACCACGGCCCAGGCTGATGATGTCGCCAGGCAACCCGATCGTGCCTTGGATGGCGCCCTTCGCCAGGCCTGCAGGAACATCAGCTGCCATCTTGCCGAACGTCGACAGTGGCATGTTCTTGGCATCAGCCGGCAGCGTGCCAACAGTGGCGCCCATCGCTGCTTCCTGCAGATCCGGCGCCGCCGCCTCGGGCGGGATCTCCGGGTAGGTGCCCTGCAGGTAGTTGTCGACGATGCGCTGCTCAAGCGGAGAGTAGGGTGTCATCTCGATACTCCACGCAGAGTGCGCTGATGCCGTTGCAGATAGTCGATGTCATCTGGGCGCAGTTTCCCATACCGCTTCAAAAGATCATCGAGGTTGGTGTTCTCGTCAATCGTCACTTCGGGCGGCAGTCTCTTTTCTTTCTTCAGATCAGCCACCGCATCCTCGATTGCCTTGCGTGAGCGTGACTTGTTCGCGTCAGCCCGATCGGTCTGGTTGTACTGGTCAACAGCCTGGCGCGACAGATCCCGATAAGGCGCCTGCTTCAAAGCAGGATTCTTCAAACGCCAATCGTCGAGCAGCGTGTTGTAGATCTTTTCAATCGCTTCCTTCTTGTCGATCTTGAACTGATCATCCTTGCTGGCGAATACGCTTTGAACATCAGGAACACCAGCCGATTGACGAATAAATCTTTGGGCTTCAGTCTGGTCTTTTTCAGTTCGATTGATCAGCCGCCGATTGAGATCAAGGAACTGCTGACCGTTCAAACCGGCTATGTTTGATTGCCTTAACAAGACATCAAAATCGACAATGGTTCCGTTATCGATTGCGGTCTCAAGGGTAGCCTGGTCGTATTTGCTTCCAGGTCTTTGCTGCGGATCAAGGAACTTTTCGACCTGTTCGACAGATAGCGTTCGCGTCCTGACGATCGCCTGCGCCAGGTCACGCTTCTGGTTTGCTGGCGTGGCAGGATCAAAGTACGTTGCCATCAGGTTCTGCGCTTCGTTCTCGCGGTTCTGCTTGTCGATCTTCGCGTCATCGTCACGCTTGGCGATCCTGGCAGACACCTCGGCGCGGAAGTTCTTGATGATCTCGTTGGTCGCCGCCGGATCCAGCGTCTTGATCGCGTTCATCATCGGCGTGAACTTGTCATCGAACAGCATCGCACCAGATCGCAGTGCGCTGATCGTGCGCGTCGTGTCTTGGAAGTAGCGATCGTCCTCCATCAACTTGGTGGTGATCGCGTTGACTTGCGCACCCATGATCGCCTGCTGGATCTTAGTGCTGTACTCGCGCTGCACGGCAACATCTCCGAGCAACATGGCAGCATCGGTCACGTTCTTCCGATGCACCTCGGCCCGCTGCAGGAATGTGTCAGGATCTTGCATCGCCTCGGCGAACATGAGGCGCTGCGTGTTGTCCATGTACTGATCGATCTTGATGCGCCGAATAGACTGCTCGCGCTTCAGCTGCTCCTCATAGGCAGCATTGAGCACAGTATTGCCGTGCGTGGCCATCGTGGCTCGGAACTTGAGCGCGGCCTCCGGGTCTGCAGAGGCTAGCGCCTTGGAGTACCCGTTGCTGATTGTGGAGATCCTTTGGCTGATCTCTTCGCCGTTGACCTTACCGGCTTTGACATCGGCCAGCATCTTCACCAGTTCGTTCTTGCCCTCCATCTCAAAGTGAGACGCGAGCTCGAAACTGCGTGCCTTGCGCAGCGCCTGGCCAAAGATGCTGCCCTGCAAGCCAGCATCCATCGGCAGGCCATTCTTGGCCATCTCGATCTGTTCCGGCGTGATCGGGTTGTCGGCAGCGAACTGCATCGCCTCAAGCGGCGCCAGGCGCCCAGCTTCTTGGAATGCGCTTGTGCTCATTCTGTCAAGGATCTGCGCAAGCGTGCCACTCTGCTGGGCTGCAGCCCTGGCCGCTAGTGGCTCGACCTGGCCTGGGCTGACCTGCACCATTGGCACGCCACCCTGCGCACCTCGCAGCATGATCTGACCGCCTTCAAAAACTGGTAGCGTAGCCATCAGACTGTCCTCGCGAATCTGCCAACACCTTCAGTCAGCGTAGCACCGGCCATCAATCCACCGGTGCGGCGCGTAATTGCTGCGGCAGATTCAAGTTGCCCAGCACCGCGCCTGGCCTGGAACAGGTTCAGATAGTTCTGGTATTCGGTCGACTGCAGCATGGCCGTCGCATCCTCGAATCCGAGCACGCGGGCAGTGAGCGCATTCAGATCGGCAATGCCAACATCGCGCATGGTCGCCGCCACATTCTCGATCTGGACGCCCGCTGCGCTGCCTTCGCCAAACGCCACGCCAGCAGCAGCTGCTCGAGCGCGTGCTGCGGCATTGGCTTTGCGCATATTCTTCAGCAGCGTGTTGCCAGCGATCTGGTAGTTCTGGGCCTCCATGTCGGCCCGTCTGAGCGTTCGACCAGCCTGCACCGCGGCATAGGTCTCGGCCATGTCGGCGCGAACCTCGGCCACCGCAAGCGTATCGCGGGCCTGCACCAGGTATGCGGTCTGCTGGTTGATGGCCTGCGCCATTTGAGCCTGGGACGCGCCATACGCACTAATGAGCCCGGCAGCGGCATACATCTGCCCGCCGCTGATGTTCATACCCCCGGTTGCAGCTGGTGTTGCGCCGACGCCCGGATCGTATCCTCCTGCTTCTGCTGCCATGTCAGGTTCCCGAATAGACCGCGACGCGGTAGTCAAGACCGAGCAAAGTCATCTTGAGCGGCAGGGTCTGCTCGATCTCAATGGCCTGCTCGCGGTCGTAGCCCAGCACGCCATTCACGCGCTTGATGCCGGTAAAGGTTGGCACCGGCTCATCCAGCAGCGGGTTGTCCATCAGCCGGAACGCGACAGGCTGGTCATTGATCACAAGCTCCTGCGTCTCTGACACGATCGCGCTGATCTCGACGATCCGCTTCTTGAAGCTGATGCGCGACCCGGTCTGCAGCTGGATCTCTGCCGGCATCGTCTTGCAGTAGACCGTGAAAGGCAGGCCGACCTCGTAGGTGTAGACCGATGCCCGGTCGAACGTCACGGTGCCCGCGGCGCTCACAACCTCATCGCCCTGCGGCACCCCGTCGCAGATCACGTTGACGATCTCGTTGACCATCGGCAGGCTCGATGCGCTCGATGCCGCGCCGCCGGTGACCGCGCAGTCGGTGTACAGGCTATCGTCGAAGAGCTCGACAAAATACTTCGGCCCGCCATGCTCGAGCAGCATCGGCTCACCGTCCTCGGTCAGCAGATTGCTGCCGCTCTCAAGTAGCAGGTCTGCAGCAGCGATGCGGCTGGTTACCGTGTAGATGTCAGTCACGTCGATACCAACATCAACGAAGTCGCCAGTGGTGACGAACTCTGACGGCGCAGTGATCTGCTGTGCTCGCATCACACTGAATGCCGCCATGCTGCCGTCGTTGGTGTTGGTGATCAGCAGCAGGTCACCTTCCTCGGTGCTGGTGGCGCGGCGCATGGCCATCCGCTGCGGCCCCTTCAGCAGGTGGCCAGACAACAGCGAGATCCGCTGCGTGATGTACGTCAGCTGCGTGTCATTGAACACGAACTCGTTGAGCGACTTGCCCTGGCGCTGGATGTAGACCGAGCCCGACTCTAGCGCCTGCACCCGAGTGCCAGGCTTGATGCCGTTGCGGCTCACGTTCTTGAACGTGAACGTCAGCGGCGTGATCGGATCGCTTCCCTGCTGCGGGACATAGAACTCGCCGCCGGTCGTAAACACCTGGAAGTCGCGACCGCTGATGATGTCGGTGATGACGTTCAGGTCGTTGGTGTCGAGCGTGGCCTCGAGCGCGTCATCGTCCAGGTTCTCGGTCGGGACGAAGTCATAGAAGAGGCCGATCTTCGAGCCCCAGATCGTGCTCGGTCGAGACTTGCTGCCGCCAAAATAGAGCCGGCCCTCGTGGAAGGTAACCGTGCGCGGCCATCCTTTGCCGGCGCTCCAGACATCCACATACCCGTGCTCGAGCTCCCAGCGGCCAGCATCGACCGCCGTGGTGTTGAAGAATGGGTACTCGGTCACCGCCTCGACCACCGTGGCCGAGACGTAACGCAGGATCCTGGCGCGGCCCTGAGGGCTGGCGTTGACGTACTGGTTGACCGACTGCGTCGTCCAGGTCGTGATCGAATAGTTGCTGGTGGCGTCCGGCGCCGTCGTCCAGGCTTCGGAGACTGTCGCAACCTTGGTGCTGCCAACATAGCCCTCGATCAGCCGGATCTGGCCCGAACCCGTGCCGCTGGTGATCGTGACGTACATGCCGTTGTAGATATCGTTGGTGCTGCTCGCGGTCGCCTTCAGCGTGATCGTGGTCGTTGATCCAGCCTGCGCTGCGCCACTGTCGTGGTGAGTCGTCGAGGCCGTCAGCGTGATGTTTCCGCTTACCGCGCTGGGCGTGAGCGTCGAACCGTTGTTCGTATGGAAGTCGATGTTGAAGGCGTACTTCGGGATCGAGTCGAATGTGACGGTAGTGGCCGTCCAGGCCGTGTCGCTGGTGCGCGTGATCTGCACCGGCTGCAGATCTGGATGAACCACGATCAATGTGTCAGCAGATTGTGTCCAGCACATGTCGTCGACAATGCTGCTCGTAATGGTGCTTACCGTCAGGTAGTTGTTGCCGCTGCCGTTGATGTTGAGTTGTACCACTCCATCCTTGATGACATACATTCGTTGATGTACGAACACCAACATGTAGGAGTCATCGACAGAAAATTGAAACGGCACTAAGCGAACCCCGTCTGCAGCATTGCTTGGGAGCTCGGCGAGGCACTTGGTTCCTGGCCGGCGCTTCAGCCCACCCTGGGGCTGAATCAGCACATTGGTGGCTTTGGCCAGCGCGTTGTTGTAGGCCTGCAGATCGACCCGCGCACGCAGCAGCGGATCGAGCTCACCCGTCGAGAAGTTGCTCTGCAGTTCAACGAATCGCGGCATTACATCCTCACCGCAATCAGAGTGTAATCCTCAATCACCCGGCTGGGGTTGCCCTGGGCGTCCATCTGACACGCTTGACGGAAGTAGCCGCCGCGCATGTTCTCGACTGGATCACCCAGCGCCACTCGCTGCCAGCGAGCCGACTTGTCGGCCTGCTCCGTGATCGCCTCTGCAATGTGCCAGGCCATCTGGTACTTGAGCAGCTGCACGAAGTATTGCGGCATCGCGTACTCGGGCACGCTGTACTGGTAGTCGATAAAGACCGCAGTCAGGTTGGTCAGCAGCTGGTCGCCTTGGATCTCCCAATCTTTCTGGATCGGCGAGCCCACATTGCTGCTGGAGTAGGCTGCGAGCGGGTTGCCCAGGCGATCGCCAGGCAGTTGGTATGCGTAGCGCCAGACGCTGCCGGGTGCGGTCACCAGCTGCGCGAGCGCAATCTTCTTCATCGAGAAACTCCACCGATACATCATCAGCGTCGTGTCTCGGACATTGGGGTAGAGCCGGTCACAGACCGAGCTCGCATCGGTGCCGTCGTTGAAGCTGGTGATCGCCCGTGCGCCCAGCATCAGCAGCGCGTCCGAACAGATCCTTACTCCCGTGTCACCTGCAGCCATCGCGGCCTCTCAATGTGAAAATGGCCAGCCACTGTCTAAGACAGAAGCTGGCCATCCTGTTGCTGCCCCGATTAGTCGGAGTCGGTCGCGCTGATGGTCGTGCCGTCAGTCACGTCGACTACCGTACCACTGTTGGCGTTGACCCATACCAGCGTAGCAGCGCGGGTTCCACCCGTGCTGGTCTGGCAGTAGATCATGTCGCCGACCTTGAGGATCGAAGCGATTGAGTTGAAATAACCCTCCACGCGCACCACAGTGATGGCATCGGCAGTCGTGTACGAATACATCGACGGCGCATTGCCAGCCTTAGAAGCGGCGATCGTGGCGAAGCCTACGGAATCAAATGCCATGTCAGTTCTCCTTACTCGCGGCAGGTGATCTGGACAATACCCTCGGCATCGATCGCAACCGCATTCGCCGAGAACACTTCATTGACCAGCCAGCTGGTCTTCTCGGGGATGTAGTTGATCTCGGTGCGCATGGCAATGCCCTCGCCATAACCGATCGCCGCCTGGTGGAACGCGAAGACCTTGCGATCACTCGAACCATCAATTGGCAGCCCACCTTCAGAGCGGTCACCCAGGACGTGGAATGTGAAGCCCAGGAACGTATTGAGCTCACCCTGCACCAGAGCCTTAACCGTGTTGAAGTCGCTCGACGTGACCGAGGTCTCCGACAACAGGTTGGAAAGGCTGTTCGCATGGATCACGATGTGGCGGCCCTCGGGCGGCACGTTGCTCTTGTCGAGCAGACGCTTCGCATCGCGGAGCTTGGCCAGGTTCAGGTTGGTGTTCGAGCCGCCGATGCTGTTCGCAACGGTGAGCGCGGTGCTCGAGTTGACCAGCGCGTCGATGATCATCTGATCTTGACGGCGACCAACCGCAGCAGCGACAACCTGCACAAGCTCTTGACGCTCGTCAAAGTTGACCTTGGCCTGGCTGAAGATGTCGCTGTATTCAGCAGCATTCCAGTCTTGCAGGGTCAGCGTGACTTGGCTGAAGCTCGCATTGATGGGGGTAACGTCGGTTTGCGGAACGCGCAGGGTTGCGGTGCCTTTGCCGACCTTGGGGAATTTAACGATAGAACCTTCGACTCCACGACGCGCCCGGACGGCCCCGACAAGCATCGCCTTACCTTGATAGGCTTGCTTGACCTCTGCGTCGAAGAGGGTCACGAAGGCATTGGAAAGACCAATAGCCATGATTTACCTCGTTCAGTTGATGGGTGGGGTTCGCGCCGGTGAGCCTGAGAATCCAGGGCCGAATGCTTGCTGGTTTCGCCAGCCACTCGTCAGCAACCGCTGCGGCAAGGGTCGGGTAAACCCGGTGGGCCTTGCTCGCGATTCTAATTCGCATTCCACTTGTTTGACAAGCGGAGAAAAAATAGCCCGCACTGGGCGGGCTGAAGGCTTACTGGAGGAGACAACAGGTTACTACTGTAACACCGCCTGGAATAGACGCTCAACCTTTTGCCGATAAGCGGTATCCGTTTTGTAGCGCGGATCGCCGACCATCTGGTAGAGCTCCTCCTTGGTGGGCGCTCCCTCGATGGGTGATGTCTCAATCGGCAGGCGCCCCTCGTAGGCCTCGCGGATCTTCATCAGAGCCCGCAGACCCTGGGCGGTGCCGCCCATGATCTTGAATTCCTCGAAGTCCTCCTTCGCCCAGACGCCCTTATTGACCAGACCTCGCGCCCAGTCGACCATGCCATTGATCATGGCGTTGCCATTCGGCCCCAGCTTTTGCATCTCTACCTTGGGGTCGATCCGCTCGCCCTCCATGATCTCGCTGGCTTTAGTGCGCAGCTGCGTCGCCAGATCATCGAACTGAGCCTGGCTGAGACCGTTGTCCTTTGCCCAGCCGGCCAGGGCCGATGCCATCGGATTATCGGGTGCGGTCTCGCCGAACGCAGCCATGTCGTACTTTCCGTCAGCCGGGGTATTGTGCTGGCCCTTGCTGATCTTCGCACGCAGGTCGCGCCAAGATTTGGCGATGCCTTCCAGGTCTGGTTCGTTGGCGTCCTTCTTCCAGAAGTTCTCTGGCCAGTAATCTGGACGCTCAAGCGGATCGTCTGGCTCGCTGCCAGGCTCAACCGCTTTGTGGGGGATAGCCGCCGTTGTCGGGTCGGCTGGTTTGCTGGTGTCTTCTACGCTTGCGCTATCGAGTAAGCCGGATGATCCGGGCTCGTTGGTCGCTTCTGTCACAGGTTCCTCGCTCGTCTGAGCCGCGCCATGATGTCCCGCACAACAGAACGCTGACCGTCAGCGTAATAGGCGTGCGAGGGGTCGGTGCCGGGCACGGCGATCGGCACGTCCACATACATGGCTCGCATCCAGGCGAGCAGCTTAATTCCGTCTTCGGATCCCAGCACCCGCAGCATCAGCCGGTCGGTGTCGTCGCGCTGCTGGTTGGCGTCGCGGATGTCTGGGAGCTCGATGGCCTCGAGATCGTCCCAGCCGCTCATGCGGGCATTCCGGCTGGCGCTGCGGCCTGCATCGCAGCCTGCTGCATGGCCATCGCTTCAAGCTGCCGGTTCTGGGCCTCTTCCATGAGCACGGCACGCTCTTCACGGGTGTTGCGCACGCTGGCAGGCACGCCGAGCTTGTCGCCAATGTAGTCGACCGCCGCGTCAGTCTTGATTGCCAACTGACCGTCAGGGCCGAACCCTTGCATCAGCTGCAGGTACTGGAGGATTGCATTGACCTCCTCCATGTTCTGCGCCATCGCAAGCGGCGCCACCGGCGTGACCTTGACCTCCAGGCCGTTGACGCGGAGCGGCAGATCGATCATGCCGCGCTCGTCCATGACCTCGAGGATCTTGGCCACCAGCGGGATCATGGTCTCGTTGATCAGGCGACCGAACGCGCTGCCCAGGTTCTGGGCGAGCTCCTTCATTCGCTCAACGATCTCGGTGGCAGACCTGGCGCTCATGTTGTCAGGCGGCAGCGACTCGTCCAGCAGGATCCGCTTGATGCTGGCCGTCAGGTCGTTGATCACCAGCTGGCTAATGTTGAAGTCCCCGGCACGGGTGAGCGGCTGCAGGCTGGCACCCTGGGGGCCACCGTTGCGGGCGACCGGAATGATGGCGCCAGGCACGATCTTGACCGTGTTGGGGTTCAGCACGCCATCGTCGGCAGCGGTATAGACACCGGCCACCGCAAGCGATGCGTTCTTCAACAGGAGCTCTTTGGTCTTGTTGAGCGTCTTGATGTCGGGCAGCGCCGTGATCAGCGGGCCTCGACCGTAGATCTCGCCGGCCACCTTCATGTAGCGACTGATCACCCAGGGGCTGGTCTTCCGGCGACGGTAGACGATCTCGGTCTTGGTGATCTTGTCGATGACGTGATAGCAGTAGTCGCCACGCTTGTAGTCGTGGATCGTGGCCTCGATGAGCTCGATGTCCTCGGTAGGCTTCTGCTCAATCCGGCGGGCGAGCTCGTCTCCGATCTTGGCATCCGGCCACTGGCGCTGGATCGACTCGCCCTTCATCCGCATCCGGCGATAGACGTTGTCGACCTGGCCGTTAGCGCCTTCCTCGTATGCGACCAGGAACAGCGGCACCGGCACAAAGTTGATCGGCACCACGTCGTCACCAGGCTGCACCATCATGCAGGCCGTGCCGACCGCAAGGTCGAGCAGGAACTCGCCGATCGCGATGTCGAAGTTCGACTGCTTGAGCACGGCGAACATCTTCTCGCCGTAGGCATCCAGGATGGCCTGGGCCTGCTGCGTGCGCTCTGGCGGGATTGCGGTGCCAGGCTCAAGCCGCGACCACTTGCGCTGGGGCGGGAAGACTACCGACTGCAGCCTGTTCGCAAACCGTTGGGTGCTGTTGATTGCTGTACTGTCGAAGACGCGCTGCATCTTCTTCGTACCCGTGCTGCCGCCTTCCCAGACACCGTACAGTTGGCGCTGCGGGAGCGCGAACTCGTAGGCATCTTGGTAGATTTGCTGGAACTCGTCCTTCTTCGTCTGCGCCAGCTGCTGCCGCTTGAGGATCTGCTCTGGCGTCAGCCGCATCCCGCCTTTCTCGTATTCCATGACTATGCCTCGGCCTTGTACTTCGCCAGCAGATTCCTGCCCTTCGCGGCCAGACGTTGCGCCGCAGCCTCTGTGCGCGGTGCAGGCTCACCCCAGGCCCGCGCTGCCAGCGCCAGCCTGGTGGGATCGCCAGCCTTGTCGACCAGCGGCCCAGAAGGGTTCGTATAGAACCGCGTGAGGAACGAACCCTTGCGCCTGGCGCGTTGCCCGGTAGGGCTCGAATCCTTCACGCCTGGCTGCAGGTTCTTCGACTCGCCCGTCGACTCGTAATGCCGTCTGCCGGCCTCTGTCAGCCCGCCTTCTGGATCTTTGTAGCGAGCCTTCATAGCGATGAACTTACCGCTTGCCTGGGCCTGCTGCTGCCGCTGCTATCTGGGCCTGATAAGCCGCGATCACCTCGGGCGTCCACGCTGCTTGGCACTGCGCCACCACCTTGTCAGGCTGTCCAGTCAGATCCTGACCAGGAGTGAGCGACCAGCGTTTGAACTGGCGAGCGAAGAACTCGCCATCCTTGGTGATCGTCGTAGCCTCGCGCACCTGAACGGTGCCGTTGCCGACAATCTCGATGCGATCAATTTCAGTGGTTTCTGCAAGTGACATGATTACTCCTTTGTGTCCGACCACGCTATCCAGCGTGGTTATCAGGTCGAATAGGTGATTGAAAGCATAATCTCGCCGGCGCTATCCATTGGAACAGCAGTGCTAGCCCCGCCTCCTACTGGATATTGCCAAAAACGTAAAAAACTTGCATTTTCATTCATAAACACCGTAACAACATTTGATGCTGTTAAACCAATATTATTCAAATAACCAATTGTTCCAGAGCTATAGTTTGACGTTTGACTATTAGAAGTGAATGGCAACCCACTTAACTGAAGATCTCCAGTTCCTGTATGTGCAGTCCAACCTATATAACCATAAACTGTGACAAGAGCGCCGACTTTCAAATATCTGAATGATTTGCTCGAATAGGTTCCTGTGCCACTTGTTGAACCTCCCACAATCGCAATCAACGAACTGCAATCGCCTTCCTCGTAGTCATCCAGCGTGTTCGCATCGCTCGATGCCGACAGCGTAGCCGGGAATGAAATACCAGCACCGGATGCAGCAGGCGTAGCGCCACCCACGCCAATGGTGGCAGGGAAGGTCTTCAGATAGTTCTGCAGTTCCTGCGCGGTGATCTTCTTCGACCGATCAGCAGCAGCTGCTTCGCTGATGTCGACGATGTAGAGCAGGTCACCAGTTGCGGTGGTTGCGCCCGTCAGCGACGTGAGCGCGGAGACGGCTTTATCAGTCATTTCAACTCTCCAAAAGTAAGAATTCCAAGTCCTCAAGCAGGGCGTCGTATCCGCTCTCGAGCTCGAGATTGTCGAAGTAAATCTCGTCGTTCTCGAACAGCAGATATGACATGTCTTCCAGCAGCACGTTGCCACCGCCCTCCAACTCGACGTTGTAGGACAGGTAGTCGGTGGTCTCTAGCAGCAGGTATCCCAGATCCTCGAGCAGGATGCCGCCACCGTCTTCCAGCGTCAGTACCGATGGAAACTCGATGCCGCCCCCAAACCCGCCAAAGTGCGAGAGCTTGAGGTTGATGCCGATGAGCATGTCAGATCAGCCCGACGATGCTCGTCGCAGATGTTCCAGTTGACCAGACCCTCACAGCCATCACCGGCAGGATCGAGCCGGCCTGGACGGCATTGAAGGTCGTGGCGTTGCCAAGCGTGTCGGTGATCTTCACGTTGCCGGCACCGCCGATGTAGAGCGCCCGCACCGGCGCCGCCAGGTCAGCATCAGCCGGGGAGATTGAGATCGCACCGATGGCGACAGAATCCGGCGTGGTGGGGAAGGGTACTTGTGCCATGTCACTTTCCTTTTTGAGCAGCACGCATGTTGTCGATCAACGAAGGGTAGGGTCGACCGGCCTTGCGTGCCATCATCTGTGCGGCCTTCTTCTGCATCGGAGAAAGCTGCTTCGGTTCGCCCAGGCCTTTCGGCCTTGGCTTGTCCCAGACCTCTTTCATTTCTTCATCCCGTACTCGTCGAGCTCAGACTCGAGCTCAGCGGCCATCTTCATCTCGTGCTCGTTGGGCTTACGCCGGCCGGCACGCTGGGCCATCATCTGCGCTACCTTCTTTTGGAAGGCAGTGGCCTTCATGGCTTTCATCTCTTCGCCGTGGCCCTTGCCGTTGGATTCGATCTCGATCTCGACCTTCATTTCTTTCTCGCCATCCCAGCCTCGGACATCGCGATCGCCACGGCCTGGTCGCGGCTGGCAACCTTGTCACCGCTCGAGCTCTTCAGCTTCCCGGCCTTGTACTCGCGCATGACCTTCGAGACCTTGGCTTTCATCTTGTCGTCTTTGGATTCGTAGTGACCGGGCATGTTTACGCTCCTGCAAGCATGGATCTACTGCGACGGGACACCGCTGCAAGCCTGGCGCTGCGACGTTCACCGAGCTCACGCTGCAGACCCTGCTCGAGCTCTGCACGGCGGGCCTGGAAGGGCTCATCGCTGAATGCTGCGATTGTTGGCCTGGTGGGCGCGGCGGGTGCTGCGGGTGCTGCCTCGGAGAAGGTTGGCAGCGGCCGTGGCTCGTCGTACTCGTAGGGCACCTGGCGCACGTCGTAACCGACGATTTTGCCGAGCCCGACTTTTGATAGCAGTCCACCAACCGGGCCGTACTTCGGCACCCTCTCTTCGGTGTACCCGATCGCTTTGACGGTCGGGTTGGCGCGGATCTCAGCCAGCTGCGCCTCGTAAGCCTTGAGCCTGCCCTTGTAGGCCTCGGTCGCTGCCTCGTAGGCCGGGAAGTCCTTCGTCTGGTACTGAGAGAGCGCCGTCTCGAAGGGTGCCATCTTCTCGGTCACCCCAGCCTGGTAGGTGCTGAACGCTTTTTCCTGCTCGCCGGTGAGTGCTGCGACCTGCTGCCGGAACTGCTTCGACAGTTGGTCGATGCTCGAGGTCTTGCGTGCAAGCCTCATGCGCTCGGTTGGCGAGAAGGCAGTGGCCATCAGAGCATCATCCCTGTGCCCAGCTGGGAGGAGGTCACGCCGAGCTCGGGCGTGAGTCGTTCCTGGGAGAGCAGGGAGCGCCTGCCGCCTCGAGTCCTGGCACGGATAGCTGACGCTTCGGATTGCGCAGCGAGCCTGCGTTGTTCGTCTGCAGCGGCCTGTACCTCGCGAGCTTTGTTCTCCATCGCAAGTTTATTTTCTTGATATTGGAGTTGTGAAGCCTGAAAAGATTGGCGAGCGGTCTCAGCCTGCGATTGGAGGGAAGCGGCCTGCCTACCGTAGGCAGCGGTCTGCGCGGCTACAGCCTCGCGCATAGCGGCAGCGTCTTGTTCCTGCTGTTGCAGCTGAAGCGCCTGATTGCGTGCAGCGGCCTGCCGAGACCGGCGTGCTTCGTTGGCCTGGTAAGCGGTGCCGAGCAACACAGCGCCCGCAATAATAAACGGCATCTTCTATCTCCTGATCAGCACTTCATCCAGGCTCGACGGTTCCTTCTCATCGGTAGCGTGGATGCAGAACCATACCGCGTCTTCCTCGGCCTCGATGTAGTGCTGCTGCCCAGCCAGGATGGTGATCACCGCCGGCGCACGGTAGCTGCACTCCACGCCATCGACCACAACCGACACCGCCCCGCTCGCCAGTATCGACAGATGGTCGTACTGGTGCGCGTGGGTCACCGCAAAGTGACCCGCTGGCAGCACCATCTGTCTGGCATACACCCCGTCAGAGAAGTGATGCTGGATCTTCAGGTCGATGTCTATCGCGCCCATGTCGCGCATTCTAGCGGGGCGCTTGGCTATTGGAAGGGAGGAGGTATCGGCGCGGTATCACACGCTGATGGCAGGCTCGTAACCGTCTGACCAAATACAACCTCACCCGAGGCGCGGGCCTCGATTTTCTTCGACCGGGAGGAGCCTTGCGGTATCCCGGCCATCAGGCGCTCTGGTTTATCTAGGCTAGCTTGATCTTTCGATCTCGCCCCGCGCATCTGGCCCCGTTCGCTTTCGCTACTGAAGCACCACACGATTCGCCACGTTTATCCGAGTTGGTCGCGCCTACCTTCTCGAGGGCTGGGTTATGGCCCCCATCAGCGCGTCGACCAACGAAAAAGCCCTTGCAGCTGCCTCCCGGTAGGAACCCCTCGGAGACGGCAAGGGGCGGGAAGCATGTGCAAGGGCTCTGACTGCTGTCGGTTCCTACGCCAACGCTTCGTACAGTACCCAAACGCCCCAGATGCGTCAAGCGAACACGTCAAAGTCGTTGGATGCGGTAGTGGCTTGTACCAGTGGGGCGCCTGCCATGTTGCTTTTGCGCACCATCCGGTTGTACTCGCCCCCGCCCAGCATCAGGTAGCCGAATGAGTCGCCAATGTGCGAGTGTTCATTCTTATTAGGGCTATCTCTAAATCGTTCCTGTCCTGCGCCGATGGCAACACGTTTGAAGTGATACCCGCCGCCCAGGGCTTTCCGTAGCAGCTTGCAGTTGCGATTGACAATCAACCCTGGCTTACCGTTCACCAGACGCTGCATGGGCGCTGCAGCGGCTTCTCGGCGAACCTTGAAGTCGTTGCTGGCAGTGGGCTGTGCTCTGAGCCCCAGCGTCTTTAGAAAGTCGAAGGAGGTGACCTCGTAGATCGCATCCCTGGCCATGCCGGCGGGATCGCCCCAGAGCATGACCTGGTGGTTGGGGTATCGCTGGTTCAGTTCTGCCAGCAGCTGCAGCCCGAACCGCTCGAGGCCCATGTCGAAGGTCACGATCTCGTGATGCACCAGCCAGCGCCCATTGGGTAGACGCTGCCCGATGGTGGCCGCGGGCGTCAGACCAAAGTCCAGGCCGACCTGGATGGGGACGCCAGGCTCGACCTCGGTATCTCCAGACATGCTGGCATCGTCGTACTCTGGCCAGACTGGCCGGCCTTCCTGCACATATGTATATAGACCTGCTGCGTAGCAGCGGATCCAGTCCAGGTTCTTACCCGGCAGCATCTGCGCGTAGTACCCGGCAGGGAGGTTGTTGATGTTCTCCGCTTTCGGGTTCAGCTTCCACCACTTGCCTGCAGCAAAGGCGTGATCGTTGGCCTCGGGGTTCTCCGGCAGATCATCGCTTGGCACCTCGATGACACCGCCTGGTTGCTTCCAGAACTTCCACCCTTGTGGCTTTTCCTTCTCGGCCATGTTGTGCCACCAGTGATCATCATCCATTGGGTTGGTGTCCATCCAGATACCGTGCCAGGACGCGCCACCATCCCTCTTCGTGGGATACCTGCCGACACGGTGCGTGAGACCGTCTATAACCGCTTTGGGGAGCTCCCTGGCCTCGTTCACCCATGCACCTGTCAACTCCAGCGACAGGAGCTTCCTGACATCTTTGGGCTGATCGAGTGCCAGGAAGATGACCTCACAGTCGATGCCTGCAGCGTCACCGCGTGCGGGCAGTCTGATGTGATGCGTTATCGGTGGCGTCCAGAGTAAATTGCCAAAGGTCGACTCTGGGAACAGATCCAACCAGGTCTTGATCGTTGTGGTCTTCAGCATGGGGTAGCTATTGCGCACCACGGCCCAGCGCGTGTACCGGATGTTATCGATGGGGGAGGGCTTTTGTTTGACGGCCTGGATAAAGATTCTGGCAGCGCACCCGTATGACTTCCCCGAGCCCACTGGCCCCATGATGCCCTGGACGAAGTTCTTGCTGGAGATGAAATCAAAGATTGTGGCCGACTCGCTGAAGTCGAGCTTCAACCCCGTGACCGGCACGCTCTTGTCACTGGCCTGCTTGGTTCTCACTCTGGCCTCGTCTGGATGGTGATCTGTGCTTTAGTAAGCCTGGCCGTCACCACCAATTCATCACAGAGCTCTTTGGCTTCCAGTGGATTGTGATCCAGCATGGCCTGCCATATCGCATCAGCCAGGCGCTTCATCTGCGTGCAGCCCTCAGAGTAATCAATCATTCTTTTTTCTCCTGTAATTCAGCATACAGATTGAAAACACCATCATCGAGTTCTGTAATCTCATCGGTGTACTCAATGCGCAAGATGCCGAATTGAGTGTTGCGATGCAAGACAGCCACAGGCTCCTGCTCCGGTTGCGCCAATCTTTCTTTTAGCTCTTCAACAACCGGCCAGTCATACGCATTGCTGCCCTCCAACGCATAAAGCGCCCATTTCATCAACTCTCGGTCAGTCATGTGTTCTTCTCCTTGAGCTTAGCTTCTATGGCTTCCGCAAAATCTAAAACGTTCTGGTTAGCCATGCTGATGTGATAGGTGACGGAATGCCCAGCAGGGGCAACATTACAAGCCCATATTTCGTCAGCCGTCAGCCCTTGCCATTGGCGCGGTACGGTGTAGAGGGGCGTCATGTGGTCATAGAACTTGTCCCATGACAGCAGGTTTTCGCTTTCGCTGATCCACGCCACCGGCTCCTGCTCTGGCTGTGCCAATCTTTCTTTTAGCTCTTCAACAACCGGCCAGTCATACGCATTGCTGCCCTCCAAGGCATAAAGCGCCCATTTCATCAACTCTCGGTCAGTCATGTGTTCTTCTCCTTCAGCTTGTATACCCATCCTTAACAACTTTGTGCAGTGCCTCAGTCAGCGCACCGATCAGTTGCAACCTGTCTTGTGTCGGGCTGCTCTTGATCTTGAACTGCCCACGATCTTTCCAGAACAGCACAACGATCGCTGTGTCTGGGTTCTCGTCGATAGCTTCATAGAGTATTTCCGCTGCGGCCTCTTTGTACTTGTCTGTAATCGCTACTGGCTGTAGTTTGCTCATCGCTCTAACCTCCCGTTTGGGTTTCCATCTCCGTCCACGCTCATCCCCTCCGCTGGCACCTCGTAAGTTGACCACCTGTGCTCGCAGTTGGAACAGTCTCGTAGTCGCCACTTCCACCCGTATCGAGTGTCTCGGCGGGACTCCTTGACCTTGCTCTGCCACGAGCCGCATACAGGACACAGGCTCATTTCTTCTTCCGGTTGTCGTTGATAATCACCGGGAACCGATCTCCGAACCCGTCAAACGTCAGCCGGTCCAACCTAGCTGCCATCGTCCTGCGGATCACCTGCTTCCCGTTCCACTTGAACCGATAGCCAGCAAGGTGGTACTCCGTTATTTCCTTGAGATCGGCTATCAGTGCATCGACTATTCTCTGCTCGTCTGTCATGGTTTGGTATTGGGGGAAACCCTAACCTGGAATTGAACGTCTGACTTTGAAAATTTGTTGAATTCTTTTCTAACTTCAGGAAGAACGGCAGTTAACGGTTTAACTGGAACCTCTAAAAACAACCAATCGGGGCTAACGCTGATGATTTTCGCCTGCTCTTTGAATGCTTTCATCAGACCAGTGGCTTCGTGGAAATGTTGAAAGCAAGTCCAGTTGTAATGAACAAGCAGGGCTTTTTCTGCCTCTTTTTTCATTTCTTGTAATTCACGAATCCAGTCAGTTAGCAACCACACTTTTTCTGATGGGTTTGCATTCAGGTTATCAACTACTTTGTTGATTGACTCAAACAGGTTGTTACTTGTTTTGCGATTGCTCATTTATCTCTCCTTAAAAGTTGCTTCATGTTCGCCAGCGCAGACCGACCGACGTCCGTCTGAACCTTTGGGGCTGGCAGTGCGTCGTAGGTTCGATGCTCTACTCGGTCGAAGTCCTTGCACATCCCGATGAACTCGGAAAGGTTTGGAGGCCATTCGCGTTTCTGATGCGGCAGAGCGTCCATCACCTTTCGCAAAACATCCGGCTTGCAGGCTTGCAGGAAGTTATTCCAGGCTTCCTTCGCTGGCATGATTGCGTTGTCGTCATGCTCAAACATGACTTTGAACTTCTGCGCCCCGTACAGAGCGACAAACCTCTCAAAAACTCGGTCCGCTAAGTGCATTTAATCGCTCCTGATAATCAGCGTCGATAACCGTCACAACATCCGGCTGGCGTCGGCCTAGCAACAGGTCGAGTTTGTCATCTCGCTTGGCAGGTTGTGAATTGGTGGAAACCCTAGTGTTGCGAATCCAGTTGCGCCACGTTGCTGTCCAGTCTGTCTTGACACCCTTCTGCCCAGGCTGTGCGATCCAGTAGTCGCGGAACGAGTCGAAGACCTCCAGAGGCTTCAGGTCAGGACGTTTGCTACAGCAGAACTCTTGCCAGTCGTCAGGAAGGCTAGTCAGGTCGAATCGAGTACCTCTATTCTTTTGACGGTTCTCTGACGGTTCCCTTATGGTTAAGGGTGAACGTGGTTCGGGGGTGGGGTGAATATTGTTCGGGGGTGAACCTGCTTCGGGGGTCATGACGTACAAAGTAGCCCGTCCGGTCCTAAACTGACGGGTCAAGTAGCCATGCTTTTCTAGCCAGCCAATCGCTGTTTGCACTGCTCTGTCAGACAATGAGCACTTGCGTTCAAGCAGCGAGACGCTCGGGAAGCAATGCCCCTGATCGTTCGCGTTGTCGCACAAAGCAAGAAGCACAAGTTTCTGCGTAGCTGGCACGTTTGCATCAAAAGCGACACACATTAACTTAATGCTCATCGGTGTTTTCCTCGTAAGAAAGCACAAGACGATTTAAGTCTTCGCAATATGCGTCGTTATCTAGCCATCTTGTAAATGCTTCAATAAAAGGAAGGCTTGCGTTTTTATTAAAGAAAAACAACAAAACGCCTAAATAGAAACTAACTTCATAACTAAAAACCCTTGGGTGCAATTGGCCGACATAGCGACCGTTATTTTGATTTGCAACGAGTGCTGACATTAACTCTGCAATGTCAAGTTGTGCATACGGCAAAAGATTGTTAATCGTTTCCTTCTGCTTATGCACAAACTCATGACAATCACGGCACAAACAGACGAAATTGCTTAACTCATACTCCCAAGGAGCATGATCGCGTTTGTAGTTCTTGTGGTGAACGTTTAACGTCGTTTCTTTGTCGCCGCATCGTTCGCAAGCAAATCCAGCGCGTTGCATCGTGTCAAGACGCGCTTTCTGCCATCGAGGATCGCGGAGCAACTCAAGATAGCTCTCAGCTTTCTTACGCTTACGCAAGACAATCTCCAGTGGTGGACGACCCCAGTGTGAGAATTACCGGGGGCTTTCCACCGTTGCAGTGGTACTACGGCATCTGAGGCCGTCCCCGCTGGAGACTGCTTGCGATGCCCCTTTTGCGCTTCTCACGGCGCAGAAACAGTCTACAACAGGAGGCTACCGCAAGCAATAGCCCCTGTGTAGTAGGGAAAACCCTAAAAACAGTTCGTGTTGCAATTCGCTCCGTAGCAGCACGTTGTGCACGTGACATACCTACCGTTGACGAAGTAGGTGTGCGTGCTACAAGCAGCGTAGACAGCAGCAGAACACAGCATCAAGCCAGCAAAAATCAACTTCTTCATGTCAATCTCCTTGTGAAAAATTACCGGAACAAATAAATCACGCCCTCGCTAACCCGTGAAAATGCGGGGAAAACGTCTCAAAACTAACCTTTTCCCCACGCAGCCACCAACGTCTTCCTGAAAGCATCCTCCCACGCCTCCCGCCTCTCCTCCCCTGTCATCTTCGCCCCTTGGTCAATCGCAAAATGGCAGGTCTGGCAGAGCGCAGCCACGAAACAATCGTGCGCCTTCATCCCCATCCCCTTCCCGTATGCACCCCAATTGGCATGAGCAGCTTGCGTCTGACCCGACATACCGCATCGCTGGCAGTCAAGACTCGCTACCGCTTTGAGCCACGCTTTGTCGCGTACCACTTTAGGATCTCCTTTGCCAGTTCTTCCCGCCCTGCTGCACCCCTTGCCTTCTCGACACGCTCCATGTACTCCGTCCGTCTAGGCTTTGTCCAAGACAACACAGTTTGCGCCTCGCAATAAAGCGTGTAAGCCCTACTCTGCAAGCCAACTACGGTGCCATCAGGGAGAGTGACGAGTCTTGCGTTGTCGTGTCGCTGGTTGCACGCAAAACAGACATCTCGTCCGTCATCTGTAGACCGTGATTCGTCGCCCATGCCAGCACCTGCTCTACATAGTCTGAAAACTGCGCCTTCGTCAGCCCCGTTGTCGTCGGCTCTGACTCCATCACCTGCCCGTTGGGTAGCTCGATCATCCTTCCCGGCAAATATCGAGTCTTAAAGTAAGCGTGCCAAACGTCTTGATCGTGCGCCTGATTCTGCGGACGTATCTGCTCGCTGATCGCTGCTAACGTGGCCCAATAAAACGAGTTCTGTGCGCTTGTTCTGTTGGGTGGCTCTATCCGTACCACCCAGCCCTGCCGAGCGTTCTTAACGGCCTCTACAGCCCTCTGTCGGGCAGTGTCGTGCGCGAGAGT